ACTTTTGGAATGGTGCAGAATGGGAACTTGAACCGACGGAATTCGACCACGAGAAATTCGATATGGAATTCAATCGAAAATCTCAAGAAATTAAAAAAGCTATTCAAGAAAATAGGCAAACTGCTATAGAAGCCTTGCGAAACGCTGGCGCAAGTACCCTGCTTGCACAGGAAGCCAAGCGCATTGGGTTGGATTCGATTGCTAAACTTGAAGCATTCAAGTCACAGGCTACGAGCGCTCAAACGGCTCTGTCGGGTGATTTGGATGTCTTGAAACGAACCATCGCGAACGATATCCGACCGAAACAAGCACAGGTTGAGACCGAGATTGCAAAGCAGGTTGAAGCACTTATCCAGACAAAAAATGAATTGGCTGGTATAAAATCTGCGCAAGCGACCTATGAAGAGACAACGACTCGCAGACTGTCAGAGCTGACCAACTTGGCCAATGGTAAGGCAAGCAAGTCAGAACTCACGCAGACAGCTGAGGAGCTGAAAAGTCGGATTGCAACTGTGCAGGTCGGGGGTCGGAATTATATCCGAGGGACAAGACGCATGGCGCTGGCTAACGGATTGTGGGCCTCAGGAACCTTCAGGCCATCAGGCGTTGGGACAGCAAAGACGATTAATGTATCAGACAGTCCAGCAACTGGTTTTGATAAAGCGATACGTCTTACTTCCAGCAATGCTAGAGATCAAATTGGAGTTGCTCAGGACAGATTTGAAATAATGCCAGGGACCTATACTATGTCTGTTTGGGTAAAAGGTTCAGTCGGTCAAAGAGTTAGGTTACAAACCTATTGGTCTCCTGACGATGCAACAGGTATAAGTCCAGCTTTTATCTTGAAAGATGATAAATGGACATATTTGACATTTTCCAGCGAGCGAAAAAAAGCTGGAAAATTATCAATTGGCTATGTTTATTTGTTAAGTGCTGATGCAGGGGAATACTTAGATGTCCTTGCGCCCCAACTTGAAAACGGCACATTAGCAACAAGTCCAAAAGAAGCTCCAGAAGACACTGAAAACCAAATCTCAGCGGTCGAGTCCAGCTTTAAGCAACGCGCTGATGCACTTGATGCTGATGTGAGAAGTCTGACTGAAGGCCTCAGAACTAAAGCGGATATCAGCTCACTCAACGTAACCGCTGAGAATATCAGACAGTCCGTGAAAAGCCTTGAGACAGACACGCAGAACAAGCTGAATCAGAAGTTGAGTCTGGCTGAATTTGAGGTGCGAGCTGGTTCTATCCGTCAGGAAATCCTGAACGCAACTAAGGATAAGGCAGATAAGACTCTGGTCATGACTGAAGCGGGGAAATTGCGAGAAGAATTTTCAAACTTACGGGTTGGTGGAACTAACTTGTTGAAAGGCTCAAAAGGACCTTTTCTTCCAGATCGGAAGCCAGCTAATTTTGATAACGCTATTCTGTATGCAGGAAATACGTCTATTTACATGGAGCAAGGACAGGAATACATTATTTCTGCTAAAACAGACGGGACCTTTACAGCTCATCACGACGGGAATAAGGAATCCGATAACGTAGTTCTTTGGATTATGGACAAGGATGTCAGAAATTATCAAATTGTATCGGACCTCAAGACAGGTACCACAGGAACGAAAATCACTTGGAATAAGCCGACAGGGATTTATCATCTACGAGTTAACACTTATCACAAAGAAGCAACCAAGAGCGTCTGGGATGTGAAGATTGAGAAAGGCAATGTAGCGACAGACTGGAGTCCTGCGCCTGAAGATACTGATGGACTTATCACTGAAGCTAAAGCTATCTTTGAGCGAACGGCTCAGGGATTGCGAACCGACTTATCAGCTATTCAGGACTATGTAAATAAAGATGGTCAGAGACAGGAAACCCTACAGCGCTACACTCGAGAGGAGAGTGCGAGACAAGCGACGGCTTTACGTGAGCAGGTATCCAGAGACTACGTTGGGAAATCGGCTTATCAAGAAGATGTGCGAGGTCTTGAGCGTAGGTTTGAAGCTATTACCAACCCACAAAATGGATCGATTGCCACTCAGATTGCTAACTACAAAACAGCAGTAGATGGCAGATTTGCAGATATCACCTCACTGATTTCTGGTAAAGCCAACCAGACAGACTTCCAACGTGTGAAGGAAACCAGTCAGCTTTACGAGCGGATTTTGGGCAATACTGAAAATGGAATTGCTGACAAAGTAGCTCGTATGGCTATGACCAATCAGCTATTCCAGGTTGAAGTTGGGAAGGCATTTGCGGAACATCAGAATTTATTCTTAACCTCAACGCTCACTAAAGGATTTTTAGGAAATAATGGAATCATTTACGTAGCGAATGCTACACAAAAGGAGGTTACATCCGATTTCATTTCAGTGGATCCAAATGAAAAAATTATCTTCCAGCATTGGGTAACTCTTCCTGAGAATGGAATGGCTTGGACGGCTTGGCAATTTTTCGACAAGAACAAGAAAGCTATCGATGCCCGCGTAACTGGCTTGAATGCTTATAAAACGGCAACAGGGAAGCAACACAATATCAATCAAATTATTGTACCAGCCAATGCCTATTTCATTAGAGTATCGGCTCGTATGTATAATGACGGTTTGATAAAAATAGAACGCGGCTCAGCTCCGTCTAATTATTCAGCAGCTCCCGAAGATACCGATGAAGCTATTCGCACAGTTCAAACTCAACTAGCTGGCTCGTGGGGAGTTTATAATAAGAACAGTGTCAACGAAATCATAGCTGGTTTTAATCTAGCAGGTCGAAATGCAGGAATTAAAGCAGAGACTATCAGACTTGAGGGGAATACTCTGGCTGATAAATTAACTGCAATTGACGGTTACTTCAAGCGATTATTTGTTGGTGAGGGTACGTTCGCGACTCTGAATGCGGATGTTATACGAACGAATTCTATCACGGCAGATAAGCTGGTATTTAACGAAGCTCTTGCTAATAGAATGGTCTCAAACGAGCATATCACTAACAAATTGGTAGCAAGTAGAGCGTTTGTGAACGCTTTGAAAGCTGTAACAATAGATGCTTCTCAAATCGTGACAGGTACTCTTAAGGGAGACAGGATTTACGGCGGGACTATTCGAGGTACTGAAATCAACGGGACCACGATAACAGGTAATAGTCGAATGACTATTGGTGATAATGGATTCTTGAGACCTACTCAAGAAGGTGGCCTTCAAATCAACGTCCCTGAGACCTATAGTGCAAATAAGGGAATTGGTGTTCAATTGTTTGGTAGGAATTTTGGAAAAATCCCTAAAGGAATGTTTATTTACAATTCTCCAAATTGGAATGGTGGAAACATTATTGGAGACAATACAGAAGATATACTGCTTACCGTCAAGGGGCGTGTGTCACTTTGTAATCTGCATAATGGTTCTCCTGTTTCTGGAGTTCCTATCATATCGAATTTTGAATATCAAAATCCTATTCGAAATCTATATCCTATTCGATTTATTGGCTGGGATCCTCGAAGTAACCAGCTTTATGTCGACGATGGGACTGGTAAAAGTGGAACATGGTGGATTAGTGTTGATGGGTCTACATCTGACAAAAATTTAAAGACTAACATTGGTGATACGCATTATAATGCGTTAGATTTTGTACAAAAATTGATGTTTAAAGAATTTGATTGGAAGACTGATAAATTTGGCTATAAGAAACCTTATACAAATGTCGGATTGATTGCACAAGATGTAGAAAAAATAGATAGTTCACTGGTCTATAAGAAAGGTGAAACTTTAGCATTAGATGATTTTAGATTATTAAATATCGCACTAAAAGCAATTCAGGAGCTTGCTCTTGAAAATAGAAAACTAACACACAGATTGGAGAATTTAGAAAATGAACGAAGAACAGCTTAACCAAGTCCTAAGCATGACACTTGATGACATGTTAGTTGATTCAAAGGCATTAATGCTCAGACATAATCTGTTGAAGATTCAACTAAGGGAAAAAGAAGTAGAGAATCAAAGACTTCAAGCACGAGTGGAGGAGCTGGAAGCTCTGCTTGATGAACAAACTAAACCAGCAGACAAAGGAGAATAGACATGGCAGAAACAATTCAAAACACAGATAACTTGCTAGACCTTACAAAAATCACAGAACCATTTGATCTTGCGACCGCTTTGCGCTACATGAAAGAAAACGGAGAATTCATTCGTTGCAAGAATGCAAGCAATGACTTCTATATGTATCGTGATGTTCAAAAACGTCCTGTGATTGTAAATGGCCGTCGCCAATTCAAGGATGTTGAAACCGTTTGGGCGTTCAACCAGTGGGGTGGGACAACCACAACAATCAACGTAACAGATTTGTTTAATCAGGAGTTCTACATCATGAAATTTGATGAAGAGGGCAATCCTGACTGGACGGATCCAACGGTAGAACCTAAAGAGTAGGAGGTGGATATGCATATTGAATTTTTCAATTTTTTTAGAAGCCTCATCCAAACAGAAGATGGTTTGGTATTGTATGCTCTAGCTCTAATTGTTTCAATGGAAATTATTGATTTTGTGACAGGAACTATTGCTGCGATTGTCAATCCTGATATTGAATACAAGAGTAAAATTGGTATCAACGGGCTACTTCGAAAGATTTTAGGGGTTCTCTTATTGATGATCCTTATTCCAATGTCTGTCCTATTGCCCGAGAAGACAGGCTTCGCATTCTTGTACTCTATTTATCTCGGGTACATCGCATTCACATTTCAATCGCTCGTTGAAAATTATCGCAAATTAAAAGGAAATGTCATTCTTTTTCAGCCAATCTTGAAAGCATTTCAACGATTGCTTGAGAACGATGACGACAAAAACAAAGGAGAATAACACATGTCACAATTTAACGAAATCATTATTGCATTTGCTACAGGCTTTTTAGCAGTGGCAACAGGCAGTATCGTAAAAGCAGTAAAAGATTATCTTTTACGAAAAGGCGGAGAAAAAGCGGTAAAAATCGCTGAAATCCTAGCTAAAAATGCGGTCCATGCTGTGGAGCAGGTAGCAGCTGAAACAGGCTACAAAGGCGATGAAAAGCTGGAGCAAGCTCGTGATAAAGTCCGAGCTGAACTTACAAAATACAACATCAGCATGACTGACAAGGACCTAGACACCTTTGTTGAGTCAGCCGTGAAGCAGATGAATGACGCTTGGGAAGGAAAATAAACAAATGAAAAAAAACGACTTATTCATCGACGTAGCAAGCCATCAGGGCTACGACATTACAGGGATTTTGGAGCAGATGGGAACAACTAACACCATCATTAAAATTTCAGAAAGCACAAGCTATATCAACCCTTGCTTATCCGCACAAGTGGAACAATCAAATCCTATCGGGTTTTATCACTTTGCTTGGTTTGGTGGAGACGTAGAACAAGCAGAAGCAGAAGCACGCTACTTCCTTGACAATGTCCCTCAAAAAGTAAAATACTTGTGTC